CTAAACGAATAGTTATAATAATTCATTACAATTACAATCCAATGCTCTACCAACTGAGCTATCGCACGGTGATGCCGACAGGATTTGAACCTGCGCTCTTTCGAACCAGAGCCTTAATCTGGCGCCTTAGACCACTCGGCCACGGCATCGTATACAAAAGCTATTGCTAGGATTTGAACCTAGGTGATTGGATTCAAAGTCCAAGATACTGACCACTATATGACAATAGCTCCCCGTATATATGATGCATGTATTCTTTAAGCTAATCTTACCTACCATGGTATATCTTGTGGACGAAACCGACACCCGATCTTTAAAAAGTCAATAAACTGTTTAAATTCTGGGTCGGGATTCTCTATGTGTACCATCGAATCGAGTACTATACCAACGAACTTATTATACTTAGGGTGCGGTCCATTATGTGTTACTCTATTCTCACGAAGGTTACCTATTTCGCGAGGCATCATGATTATATTATCACTCGCTTGTAAATCGTATTTAACGCGATCAAATATTGGATGGTGTCTAAACTGTACAGGTATGACATGATGATCTTCGACGTTACGAATATTAAAACGAAGTTTAAAATTTTTTCGTAACAGTGACCCGTATCTCATACCATAGTCTGGGAATAGATTTAAACCTGCGCGCATCATCGAGTCTTCGAGTTCATCGACTTCATCCCATGCAGTAAAACATTCATCCGACGATGCATCCGCGCATATTTGCTTTGCATCGTCTATAGCTTCTGCAAACCTATACTGAAGACGTGGATTATTGAACGTTTCGAACGCTAAATTGATTTTTTTAGAGTATGTACCTTCGAGAATGTTTTTACGTATTTGTTGGCGTTTGTTTTCGGGTGATGGGGGTATTGAAGAAACTCTGATCATTTACTTTTTAACGTGGTATATCTTTAACACGTTAAAAGGTAAGTGTGATCCCAGCGGGGGTCGAACCCGCGGCCTCGGCGTTGCGTTTGTGACACTAAAGTCACTTAGGTATACCTAGTAGTGTATAAGCACCGCGCTCTAACCAACTGAGCTATAGGATCATATTTATATATCAACCATAAACTTTAAGCCAAACACGACTTTTACTAACCGTAAAACGTATTCTTTGTATTCAATCATTTGTGTTGTACTATGTAATATAGTTTAATCTTTATACCCCACACGAAGGGTAAGACTCCAAATCCAGTGATTGTCTCGGTGTTGGTAATTGTCGCGAAGACTTCTGTTTCAATATCCATTTTTTTACCACATTTGTTGTTCGTAATTCATCACTTTTAGTCATGTCTTGTGATATTATACTTAACCCGTTACATACGTCAGGTTTATTTTCTTTATCGGGGAACGTTTCGTTAAACGCCTCTATTGTATGTGAAGGTATATCGGGTGCATCGTCAAGTAATCTATCGTATTCTAGACGCACTTTATTTACAAATTCTAAAACGTCTTCACGATATTTCGTTTCGAGTGATAATTCCATATCAATGTTCCTATAAAATTTTGAGTATTGTACACACATGACCGAGTGTGATTCCATCATACGTGAAGAATTGTTAAACTTGGAAATAGATGTAAGTATACCCGCGACTACGTTCAAAAACGCGAAAAAGTATTGAAAAATAACAATTTTTTGTTTTTGTTCGGTCGACATGTTTTGATCATTAGGACTTAAGACCGCAAAACCACCAACACCCGTAATACTTGATATGATTATACATGGGTACGATAACCAATCGTTCTGTTTCTTATAAAACATACGCGCGTGGTTATGTAGCCATCGATACCCGGCAGCCTTCTCGGCCCATCGGATTAGGAGCTTTTCTTGTTTCGGACACCAATGATGTTGTTCTGGTATAGTGTCTTCTCCCATTACTCTTTCTTAGAAAATAAATAAGCATATTCTCGTGCCTGTGTATCAACACGCTCGTTGTTTACGTTTCCGTTATGTGCCTTAACCCATTTAATATCGACTATTTCAAATTTACGCATCAACTCGACCATTTTTACCCATTCGTCTTTATTTTTTACGTCACCACCTTTTGATGTTTTCCAACCGTTACGTTCCCAATTTTTAGACCATTCCGTTAGACCCATGCGTACATAATTACTATCGGTAAAAATACGAACGGTCGTGTGTCCCAATTCTATAAACTTTTCTAAAACTTTTATTATTGCAGTCATTTCCATGACGTTATTCGTAGAGATCTCTTTACCACCTTTATCTTCAATTTTAGGGTCCGTGTTTATGAGATATGCCCATCCACCGGGTCCGGGATTACCCAAACAACTTCCGTCCGTGTACGCTTCGATCATTTATTATATACTCAGGTTTAAACTTTATACTTCAACAACGTGTTCTCGTTTATATGGGAACAAGTAATAATAACATTTAACCACCGGATTAAACAATACACACGAACCACCCACAGTTCCAAAAATTATTAAGAATATATAAGCACTTTTCATTTATACAAAAAAGACTTAAAATTTTAAGTATTTATACTATAAAACATGTTCCATCAAGATTGGGATGAAGTTACCATACACGGTAAAAGTGTTACTAAAGAAAAAGAAAAGGAAAAATACGTAAAATTCATGGGTCAAGAGATCAAATTACCTAAACGGAGTCAATATTCGGGTAAATCACCGGAACAAAAACTTGATGAAACTGAGTTAGGGACACACAAAAAAGTCAGTAAAGAAACGGGTCTAACAATCCAACGGGCGCGTGTCGCAAAAAAGTATACACAAAAAGATCTTGCTAATCTCATAAACGTATCTTCAGACATAATTTCGTCGTATGAATTGGGTAAATCAATACCTGACCCTAAAATCATGCAAAAACTGCGTAGAATTTTAGGTGTTAAACTCTAATCATTATCAATATGTCAGAACCAATAGGTAAACGAATACAACTTTTACGTATACAAAGAAGTCACGCACAAGTTGAGCTTGCACACAGAATAGGCGAAACGTTAGATACTATAAACATGATCGAAACGGGTAAACTTGATCCGAACTGGTACATACTCGAAAAAATACAAAAGTATTTTAAGGTTAAACTTTAAAATTTGGTCTAAATTTTAAAATCTAAATTTTATTTGTATATTTTTTAAATTTTATTTATTTGCTAGTAAACGTTTAATACACGCTTAGTTGGAGAAGGCGAGGCCACCCATACCGGATTGGACACGGAGAACGTTGTAGTTGACCGCGAACATGTCGAGGTTCTTGGAGGCCGCACCGCCGCTTCTGCACTTGACGGCGACTTGCGCGTTGTCAATTCTGGAGAAGTTGCAAGTACCAGTTGGTTGATGCTCTTCTGGCTTAAGCGCAAACGAGTACGAGTAAACGCCCGCGTATGGCGAACCAGAGTGGTGTTGGAATGGTTGAACTTGGTTAAAGTACTTACCGGATTGTTCCTTGAATCTGTCTTGGCCGTTGAGAACCAATTTGAACGTTTCCAAGTTACCAGCATCATCTTCAAAAAACGAAGCCGCACCAGCAGCGGATTCAAAGAGTGGTTGACCATATTGTCCAGCTTGGACAACAACGTTGGCAGAATCGCAATCAACGTACACTTCAGCCATACCATCGTTTTGGGACAAGTTCCACATAGTTTGCGCACCTTCGGAATCACCTTCGGCAACGCACCACACCAATTCCTTAACTGGGTGGTTGTAGGACAATCTGACTTGCTTGGTCGCGCCCGCGGTAACCGTATCGGTACCAGTGTGTTGGACTTGCTCGATCAAGTATTCGTGACCCTTTTGCGCGAATCGTCTGCGCTCTTCAGTGTCGAGGTAGATGTAGTTAGCCCAGACCTTGAACGTGGACGTAGACAAGTACTTGTCAAATTTCGAGGTCAAGTCAAAGTCAATTCTGACTTCGTGGTATTGCAAGGCAATCAATGGCAAGGCCAATCCTGGGTTTCTGTTGAAGAAGAAGACGAGTGGCAAGAAGACTTGCTTACCACCGGTGCCTGGGACTGGGGCAGTTGTCATCTTACCCCAGTTAGTCTTGGACGCATCGGACAAGTACAATTCAGAGTACAATCTCCACCATCTTTGGTAGTGTTTGTCGATTCTTTGACCACCGATGGACAATTCAGCGGACTTGATCGCACGTTCCGCGATCCAGTTAGTATCGTAGTTGTTACCCGATTCATCGTTAACGATGGATTGAGTTGCTCGAGCAGTGGACGCAGTGGACAATTCAATGTACATGTCGCCGACCAAATCACCGTTTCTGGCGACAGTGACGGAAACGCGACCCGAGGCCGCGGCAGTACCGTTAACAGTTTGTTCGATGTTTTCCATCGCAAAGTTTGTGTGGCGTTTGTAAACAGCCTGGAAAAATGTGACTTTTGGGTTACCAGTCAAGTAGACATCTTGGGCGCCGTAGGCGACGAGTTGCATGAGACCACCGGCCATTTTGTTTGTTTTGTACTATAGCATGAGATTTTTATTTTGGACGATTTCGCGAAAAAACACGATTTGATTTTTCCTGGTACATATAAATGTCAAACGACGACGACGACGTACCAAAACTTGAATCCGTAGACGAAGAATATATCGAAATTGAATCTGAATCAGGATCCGAATCCGAAACTGGATCGAATATTGAAGAAGATGAATTAACTACAGTCGGAGGCGAACTCCCAGATATCGATGAATTAGAAAATGACGATTTTGATGATGAGTATATGGAAGATGAAACTTTTGGTCTGGATAATATGGGTGCTCTTTTAGGTTCCGTACTAACAAACGAGGAAGGTGAAACTGTATGCTCAGCCCTGGTAAACATATCGAGACAACTTGAAGTTCAGAACAAGATAATGATAAAAATGTTAGCTCAACTCCAAAAAAGAGTATAAAAAATTAGCGTGTATTAATTATAATACAAGAAATGGATCCAAACACCTTATTCATTACTCCGGATGCAGACCGCGAAGACGCCTTTTATCACGATATGGCAAATCGCACTGACGATCTTAATCCAGAGGAATTATTAAGGGCAATAAAGTACGAAGAGAAGAATGTTGGATTACTACCGGATAGAAATAATACAGAACTTGTTAATTTGAATCCAGTGGAACTCTCGTATAAAATATTCTTTTCACCTGAAGAATTAGATATTATAACGAACAGACCTAAATATGTAGATATGAGAGTTAAGGAAAAGGTATACAGACATTTATTAGATCGAAACAGTAAATATTTTAACCGTGCAAAAATACTCGATATACTTTCAAGTGATATGGGAAGCGACGATGATTTAGATATAGGGTTTAGAATCAGGAGACTGACCGATCAACTTTGCGATTCGTGGAATATTGTTCTTAGTACTAATCGTATTTACGACCGTAAAAATAACCCAACGCAAGTTCCATTAGAAGTTACAACAAATCCTTCGCTATTTAGATGTTCCATGCCAGACTTTGAAGAACTTAACGTATTCCAGAAGTGCATAATGGCAATTTTTGATTCTCTTCATAAAAATGATACAAAACGTTACCGAGGGTATACGTGTAAAGAGATCATAACTACCGAAGGGTATAAGACACGTGCTTGGAAACAGGATGAACCCATAAAAGATTATGTTCACCGAATCGCTAATAAAGAAACATGGTATGAATTATGGAAAGATTTAACATCCTCAAACGGAACAGCTATGTTTTCTCAAGTCATAAAGCATTTAACAGATTGTACAGATATACAATTTCCAGAAATTGTAAAGAACCGAAGGGTTTGGTCGTTTAAAAACGGTATTTTTATAGGTTCAAAATGGTCTGATAAAACTGGATTATATCACACTGTCTTTTACCCGTATCATTCAAAAGAATATAAAAATCTTGATCCAACAATCGTAAGTTGTAAATATTTTGATGTTGATTTTGAGGATCATGCAATGGTAGAAGATTGGTCAGATATACCGACACCTCATTTCGAAAGTGTTCTTAAGTATCAGGAATTCAGTGATGATGTTATCAAATGGATGTACATTTTAGGAGGTCGATTATGTTTTGAACTTAATGAATTGGATAAATGGCAAATTATACCCTTTTTAAAAGGGATTGCACGTTCAGGTAAATCGACATTGATCACAAAAGTTTTCTGTAAATTTTATGAAACGGCGGATGTTAAAACAATAGCGAATAACATAGAGAGAAAATTCGGATTATCGTCTATTCATAACGCGTTAATGTTCGTTGCGCCAGAAATTAAAGGTGATTTCCAACTCGAACAGGCTGAATTTCAATCTATAGTTTCTGGTGAAGAAGTTTCACTCGCTGTAAAATGTGAAACAGCTAAAACATTGATATGGAAAGTACCCGGTATTCTCGGAGGTAATGAAGTTCCACAGTATAAAGATAAATCGGGTAGTATTCTGCGACGTATGGTCACGTTTCATTTTGGAAAACAGGTAAGCGATAAGGATACGGACCCAATGCTTGATACAAAACTTGAATCTGAAATACCAGTTATAATTGAAAAATGTCTTCGTGGATATCTCGAGTATGCTCAAAAATATCAAAACAGGGACATTTGGAGTATACTCCCTAAATATTTCTTTAAAATCCGAGAACAAATTGCGTCAGCCACAAACCCATTGGAAAGATATTTACAACTGGAAATGTATAAAAATTACGAGATCAAAATGGGTGAAAATTTAAAATTTCCAATCGACTTGTTTGAAGAAATGTTCTTAAATTTTTGCAGTGATAAGAAAATTGCTCGTCCAACTTTCAATAATGATTTCTATAACGGATCGTTCAGTACGCGAGGTATTAAAATACAGAATGAAGTCAATGATTATTGGATTATCACAAATCCAGAAAGGTTAAGTGAACCTGATAATTATAAAGGTAGAAAAGTTCTATACGGTATAAGTCTTGTTGCTAAAGAAAATACAAAGGGGTATGATGTAACCAGTTATAGATAATGATTAAAAATCTCAGAGTAGTGTAAGTATGGACCCTCGTCAATTTGTCAAAAATTCTAACATACAGGTTCAGCGTTCGGATACCATGACGAGTACGAATACTAATACACGAGAAAATGTACCAACGTTTAATGAACTTCGTTTGGGTAAATTTAGACCGGGTATGTATAATGCATTAGTAAATAAGCTTTTCACACCCGAAACAAACGGTGATAAACGTGTTAATATCAAATATATACTTAAACAGAAACCTAAAGGTCATGCATCCTTATCAGGTGGTATAACCATAGACGTTAACGAAATAAAAGGTGTTTACGGAAGATTTCAAACCGGTGTTATTCACACAAAAGATTTTGGTTTAAAGGGAAATTTGGATTTAGATTTTTCTTCTGCTCAATTTACTGGGTATATGACAAATGGTATAGAAAAAAAGAATTTTAGTTTTAATATTTATAAAACTGGTAAAATTAGGTTATCGGGTGGATTTTTAGGATCAAAAAACCTTAAAAGACAACCTGAATCTCTGCGTAAATATATAATAGATACGTATACACAAAAACAAGGTTTTTTGTACAATGACATATCTTACAATAATATAGGGGGCCAATTTTATACGAACGCGAATTTTGAATTAACGAAAATGACGCGGGAATATGTTAAGTTACGTACTTGGGGTGTATCTTTCCTTCAATATGAACCAGAACAGGCACCCTTTCTTTATATAAAATATAAAGATCGTACATTTATATTTTCTTCAAAAACAACTAAATCGGGATCGGGTGTTGTTCAAATACAAGGTGAAGATAACCCGGATGAAATTGAAATTGCATATAACGTTGGTGTAGAACTAGTTAATAAATTACATGAAAATGGGTACACTTTGGGATTGGTTAATAAAAACGTAAACGCGAATAAAATTTCGGTAGTTTCTGGTAAACTGAAAGCATCGACGTGTCCCAAACCTAGAAGACCACCATGTAAAGAAGGTTTTGAAACTAAGAAAAATCCACAAGGGTATGATTGTTGTTTCAAAAAACCAAAAAGGAAACCCGCTGTAAAGAAACAAACTATTAAAAAAACAAAAAATATGAGAATTACATATGATAAAGAGGGTATAATGAAAATAGGAGGATTAAAGTGTGAAAGACTTACCAAACCAGTATTACTTGAAGTTGCTAAGAAGTTGGGTGTTGTTGGTATCAAAAATAAGAATAAAAAGGATACTATATGTAAGGCACTTGATAAAATTGAAAAAGGTAACTCTAATTTTAAAATAGATAGTAAACTTTGTAAGGATATGAAAAAAGAACAACTCATATCGCTTGCGATATCCAAAGGAATACCAGTAAATGATTCAGATACTGTAAAAATATTGTGTCAAAAACTTCAAAAACCGAATTCACCAAATACACCGAATTCACTCGCAAACGAAATGGAGAAGGTTTTGTTAAATTCTCAAAAAAGAGAAAAGAGAAAACCTACTAATATAAAACGTAAACTCGATGATAAAGGTATAAAAAATGATATCGTTAAACTTTACGGTAAAACTTGGATGAAAAAATACGGTAACGTTATGAACATTAATAAAAATGTAAAAGACGTTAAATCTGAATTAAATAGAATGGAAATAAATAAACGATTAGTGACTAAAAATGGAGTACTAATGAAGCGCGAGGCGGATAAGATTAAGAAAGATATGGTATATAGGTTTAAAATGAATAAAAAAGAGGAATTAAAAGAATTGTTGATCGAGAAGGAAGCTAATAAAGTTTATGGCAAATTTGGTAAAAATGTGGTAAATAAAGTCGTTAGATTTATCATGTCTTTTCCTAAAACACCGGCAGTAAATAGTAATAGAGTTATTAATTATATTAAAATGACGAGAGAATTATCCCAACAAAAACCACTCCCGTTAAACAAGAAAAGAGTTGTACCACCAAAACCTAAAGTTGTACGAAAACCAAAACAAAAAGTTGTTAAGAAAAAATCTTTACCCATAAAAAATAAGGTAATTAGGCGCCCAGTTTCTAAGTCTAACTCGAACTCGAACTCGAACTCGAACTCAAACTCGAACTCAAAATCAAAACGTAAAACAAATAATAAAATACTTAATGAAATATATAAAAATTTCGAGAACTCGAAATCAAAACGTAAAACGAATAATCAAATACTTAATGAAATATATAAAAATTTCGAGAGTAAAGCATTAAAGAATAAAAGGTAATAAGTAAATATATAGATGGAAAACCCTCGTGTTTTATTAAACAATCATATTCATTCAATTAAGGGGTATGCAGACGATAATAAAAGATGGGATAATTATATAATTTCGTCTATTATAGAAGGAATAAACTATACTATAATGGATTACATTAACATTTATAGAAATGTTAATGTAAATGAAAATGAGAAGATTATGTCTAATTTAGAAAAAGAATATTATCTATATGACGAAGATTTTGTTAATACAGAATATCCAGAATTTTATCTCGAATCAAATAGAAAATTTCATGAAAAAGGTTTAATAATGTATATTTATGACAATTTTCAAAAAATTGAATCTACTAAACATAGACGAATTATGTTTTATTTTATGAACATTTTACATTTCGGTTTATGAGTTTTTCTGGTTCGGCTATTTGTTTAAGGTGTTTCGCATGATATGAAAAATCATACCCAAGAAAATGATTTTTTATTTGATCCGATATTGAAAATGCATCTAGTTTATTGGATACTTGTGAACACACGGATTTTACTTCTAATTCTAATAGTTTATCTTCTTTCATTATAAAATATTTCAAAGACTCATCCATTATACCATTCTTTTTCAATTTATCAAACATTTTATTTGATTCTCCGTTTGAAACATAAAAGTATTTTGGTGAATATCCTAATACGTGTATATGCTCAGGTTTATCAGGATCATGAAACATCAACATTATTACACATATCATTAGTACCCACACTAACATGTTTTATTACTATTCAACATATTAAAAATATCTTTTATTTTGTGACAAATATTAAATAAAATATCTATATCAGTGAGTTTTTTAGGATCAATAATTTCAAGTTCCAATTGATATATAGTCGAGTCTTCCGAATCTTTATCTCTATTACCACCTGCACTCACTGTCCTATCTATGGATAAGTTTTTCCTGATATAAGAGTTGCGTTCTTTTACAACTTTTCTATCCCAATTATTATCATCGTTATCATCTTCTTCGATAGGTGTTTCTCTAGAAACACTAAAACGGATATCAAATGGTGATCCTTGTAACTGTTTAAAATCGATGTTTTCGAGTCTTTCTTTAGTAATCAACGTATCTTCACCGGTTACAGTGTCTACCGTTAATCTTGTATTAATGTCTTCTCGAGAATACACTTCAGATTTAGTCTCCACAATTCTTTCCCATCCGGAATATTCACCGAGACCTTTTATAATATCAACGTACGTTTTCGATCCTACGTTAGTATCGAAAAATAATCCATTAAATCGTCCCAAACGAAATTCCATCTCGATATTTTCTTCGTCTTTATATTTATCGACTATTGGTTTTATAGCGTCGCATATTTTATGTACGTCCATTTTGTTTACATTTTTAATAACGCGTCTTCTTCTTAAGTCTTTTTTATCGCCTTTTTTTAGATGCACGGGTTTATAAATTTAGGAAATACATGTTATTTTAACTCAGCTGTACAAATTTTATTGAATATGAGAGATATATCATCTCATGTATTGAATAATAAATATAAAGGTGATTGTAATTTTACTAAAGCGTATGAAAATTTAACTCGGTTATATTTTACAACGCAAGAAACTAAAGTTTTTACATTGGGACCAGTGTTAAACGAATTTATAAAAGTATTTCCTAGATTTAGTATTGGAAATCCACACGATGCACAGGATGCTTTATTTTGTATAATAGACATTCTCGAACGTTCGTATCCGTATATAAAAGAAGTTATATACGGTGAAATAAATCAAATAACTATATCACCCGTTGGTAAAAACATGATGAAGACGCCTTTTTGTATTCATATACTAAACATGACACGAGATGTTAAGGATATAAATACAATGATAAAAGAGAGTAATGGATGGAATACAATAGAAGATTATGTAGACAAAGATGGTAAAAAACATAACGTGGCGACAACAAGAAATATTTTTTCTAAATATCCAAATATATTTATTGTATCGTTTGATAAGAAAAGTTTTGTAAAAATCGAAAAAAAACTAAATATAGGGAATAATATATACGAGTTACAATCTACAATAATTCATAAAGGTATTCAGTGTGGTGGTCATTACATGTCTACTATAAAAATAGGAGAAGAATGGTTTATTCAAGATGATGATAATTTAGGCAAATTAAATGATTTCCCTAAAGAAGATAACCATTTTATATTGGTCTACAATCTAAAAACTCCTTCATCGTAATATTTTCTTTAATATTTACCAGCGTTCTATAAAACGTTCTTCTACTATTCGGAAACGTTTTATCAGTTCTTTTTTTTAAAGGTTTCCACCAAAGTGGTCCATCTTCCCAAGTTACATACATACATTCAACAATATCACCGTTTTTCAACCATTTATAATCTTTTGTACGATCTATTGGTATGGAAGATTCAAATATATGTTTACCTTTATCTTGGATATATAATTTATACACAAATGCACCCGGTACACATCCAGGTGTTTCTACAGTCTTTTCCTTTTTAACAAGGAAATCAATTGTATTTTTATTTCGTGGTTTCCATTTAAACATTGTTTCATGTGTACCTATTTTTATAGGTGTATTAACCGGTGTAAATATTAGACCATCTACTTCTTGTTTTATTTTTGGAAGGTAGTCATTCATAAACTGAGAAAAATCATCGTGTAAAAAAAATTTCTTTACACGTAAAACAACGGGGTCGGTACTTAGAATCATTGACTTTTTCACAACTTTTTCACAATTTTCTAAACGATCAAATAAATTTTTATCACCGACAACTTCGCCACTATTCATCAAACAATCATAAATCATGAAAGTATTTTCATATAATTCACCCTCGAGTATGGTACCTTTGAAAACATTCATTCTGAAATTTAAAGGTACCGTAAACATTTCTAGTGCCCGGTTTATAAATACACAAACTCTTTGATTACCAAATTGTATAGCAATCATCATGTATCGTGTACCATCAGTTTTTTCACACACAACGTAATCATTTTTTTCCAGAATATTGAAATGTTTTCGTTCTATAGAAATAGGTTGACAGCCAGGGAAAATACCCTTGCCTAATGTACCCCATGATTCTTCCATAAAGTGTATCGTATATTTGTAAAGAGGGTCATCTTTTTTTACAAACACACGGTTCATCATGTTTTATATTTTAAATTTAATCTTTAATTACTTTTAACACCCGCGGCGTTTAAAAGATTACTTACACACTCATGATTATATGTCATGACTAACTTAGATTTTGGATACGCTAGAATTTTGACACCAGACTCTTTAAATTTACGAAACATTGTTTCCATTTTGGGAAATATTTTATAAGAATTATTTTTTTTATCTTTTATATGTTTTGATACATTTTTTGACATGAGTAACCAACATTTAGAACTTGTTTCTTTCACGTTATAGTAATCACCAATAACCCTATTTGTAACTTCTGTATCAAAATGTAAACCAATTTGTTCAACTGGTTCTTTACATTTGTCATTTACTTTACATTTAAACATTCCCCAATCTATACCTTCAAGAACACCTGGAAATACCAAACAACCAATACCTTCGTGTTTGTCAAAACATTTCTCCAAACTTGAATCGTCAATTTGTATACCAAAATCTATAAAAAGTAGTCTATCATGTGTCTTGATATATTTATGAATTGTATCCGCTTTATCGAAAGGGTCGTCGTTAACAAATGTAACTTCGTTTTCGATACCACCTTTTTGTAAACATAATAAATTAAATCTAAGAATACTGTGTAGTGTTTTTACGTGACATGATTTACTTCTAGTAACTATTATAGTAGCAAACTTCATATTATTTTATATTACAACCTAAACCTTAAGCCTTTCTTCTAAACACCCCTGAAATGGTAAATTACCCACGTGTCCAAGTGTTGTTTGACAATCCGCGTATATTTTACCACCAATTTGTTGCCATCTCCTACAAAAAGCATAATCTTCGGAAAGATATCTTTTATTATTTGGGTCAATCATACAATCGAAAATAGCACAATAATCATCAAAATCCCTATTTTGGTGATCATTTTTACAATCTAGATCTTTGTAATGTTCGTGCATTTTTTCCAAAGCCTTACGGCTAATTAGCATAAACCCTGTTGGACCATCTAACACTTCAACAAAACCATTTTCCACATTTCTGTGAGTAGCACCGACATTAGCAACTAGACTCGACGAAAGCATTGCTAAATCACGATTATCACCTTGTTCTATAGCTTTTTTTGCCTGATCCCACATAACAACTTTTTTGGGATAAATAGCAACCGAAACTTCGTGTCCAGAACGAACTAATCTAACAACAGATTTAGGATCAAAATCTACATCTGCATCTATAAACATGAAAAAATCACAATCTGATTTCTGCATGAATCTCCCAATTGCAACATTTCGTGCACGATGTACTAGGCTTTCATTTTCAGTCGTATCCAATACCATCTGTATACCCTCGCGTATAAATTCGAGCTGAAGCTTTATTATACCAATCATGTACTTTTCTAAACATAAACCTCCGTAACATGGAGTAGATATAAAAACACGAACTGGTCGTGTTTCAGACATTATAATATATTCTATTCTTCTTTATCCTCTAAGTATTTTTTTATTATACTTTCAATTTTATTAATAGTTGGTACAGATACCGAACATCTTTCACATATAATATTTTTACTAATATTATTTTTCAATACTATGTATATTATAACCGAAGCAACACTATTAGGTGTTTTACTCATTAACTCTGAACAGTTCTCAAGTTTAATTGACATTCTATTACACTTCAATCTTTCTTCCCGTGAAACTTCGAATGAATTTAGTAGTCTTTGCATAACATCATTAGGTAGCGTTGTATAATTTTTTGTAACGTTACCAAGTAATGTTTCTCTAAACAATTGAGAAGTTCTACTTATATCTTTGGGTTGTATACAAAACATATCGGATATTTCTTTAGTGGATCGAGATACATTAGACATTTTGCACGCGTATAAAACACAGTTTCCTTTTATACCTAACCTAACAGCACCTCTAGTTAATTTCTTTTCGTTAAATTTCTTATACATCATTTTAGCATCTTTTAGTACGGTATCGGGAAGTAAATAACACGCTTCTTCGATATCTTTGTATGCGTGATAGAGAGATCTATCTTTGTGATTCATTGATTGATGAAAATTTATTTTAGCCATTCTCTTATTCTGATAAGTTCCATTTTTTTGTGTAGAAATTATAGTACCCTTGCCCCATGCTTGTGAAAACAATTCAGGGTTTGAATTTGGATTACCGCACCGAGAAGGATCGTTTACTTTACCATCTTCTGATATACCACTTGTCCATTCAGGGTTTTCATCTATAAAAATATTATCAACTAAACCACAGTTTGAACAAGTGGGTAAACCTTCTTTTGAAATTACTTTAGTACTTTGACATTCATTGCATATATGATTATTGATAAGCTTTTTTATTGTTGGTTTTTTTTGTAATCTATCCACGATAGACCATATAGCAGCTTCATCCATTATATTTTACGTACTTAGATTTTAAAACAATGATTTTCGCACTTAGGTTAAAAATTTAATTCGTCATTTTGATATTTTGCCATTGTTTCTATATCGTTAACCATATTCTTAAATCTAAGAGAGCCGGGGCTTGTAGGTTTCCATTCATTCCATTCTTTATCAATTTCTCTGTGATTTTTAGGTATAGATATCACACTTGTACATTCATTATCCGGTACTATAAAACCTTCTAAATCGGAACCATCATCATCAGATTCATCTATAATATCGCTATCTTCATCTGAATCTATTTCATCTATCATATAGTATAAATTTTCCTTTACATTTTTAAAAAAATCAAACGCTTGGTGATGCTCTGATAAATTCTCTTCCTGGACAAGTTCATCTTTATCTTCGAGTTCGTATAACCTTGCGCCTTTATACGTCATAGACGTTTCAGAGTAATAAGAAACAACTATATAATCCTTGTTATTTTCCTTTACTTTCGCGTACATCTCATCTTCTATATCGTCCTCTAAGTTCACTAAAACTTTTATTAATTCTCCAGGCTGAATTTCTGAAATATTAATCATTATTAAAGTTTTCATACAAAAATATTTACAGATATTAGCACACATGGGAGTCGAAATTTTATCCAAAGAAGGTTGTCAATACTGCGACATGGCGGTTGATTTATGTAAGGAATACAATTTAGAAAATAAAAAGATTATGGTCGATAAAGATGAACTAAAAAAACGATGTGGTAATAGTGCTTCGGTATACCCACAAATTTTATTGAACGATGAATTAATCGGAACTTATTTTGACTTTCAAGACTATTTAGAAAATAGTGAACCGATGTTATTACCAACTTTAGATAGATTTACCGTTTTCCCTATAGAGCATGAAAATCTTTGGACGATGTACAAAAAGGCACAAATGTCTAACTGGACAGCTGAAGAAATTGACTTTTCGAAAGATATGGATGATTGGGTAAGTTTAAGTGAAAACGAACAACATTTTATTAAATATATACTTGCTTTTTTTGCAGGATCTGATGGTATAGTATTCGAAAACCTAAATAACAACTTTGCGAGTGAAGTTCAATATACAGAGGCGCGTTCCTTTTACGCGTACCAAGAACATAACGAAATGGTCCATGGAGAAACATATAGTAAACTTATTGATAAATATATAAAAAATCCAACTGAAAAGAAACATTTATTTGAAGCTATACAGACGATACCGTGTATAGAAAATAAAGCAAAATGGGCAATGAAATGGTTCAGTCGTGAACGTTCATTTGGTGAACGTTTATTGGCATTTGCTTGCGTCGAAGGTATATTCTTTTCTGGAAGTTTCTGTGCTATTTTTTGGTTAAAGAAAAGAGGATTACTTCCTGGTTTATGTTTCAGTAATGAACTCATAAGTAGGGATGAAGGTTTACATTTAGAGTTCGCAATTGAATTATTTAAAATGTTAAAACATAAATTGAGTAAAGTTGTTGTTGAAGAAATTGTTAGAGACGCAGTTTCGATCGAAAAGGAATTTATCACGGATGCATTACCCTGTAGTTTGATAGGTATGAATTCTGATAAAATGTCGGAATATATAGAATATGTTGCAGATAGATTGCTAAAACAGAGTGGTCACGATAAAATTTGGGGTACAAAAAATCCCTTTGATTTTATGGAGAATATATCACTCGATGGAAAAACTAATTTTTTCGAGAAACGAGTTGGTGATTATGGTAAATTGGATGAAGATTCAACTTCAATTGAATTCGATGAAGAATTCTAATGACTAATAACAACTTTTCTTCCGTCCTCACACGAACACGTCACGGATTTCCCATTACCACTTTTATATTCCGCTGGTTTTGGTAATACCGTAGTATCGGTTGTGTCTAACGATCCCAAACTCATACCTGTATCGATCATTGCAAATTGTTCTTCTGAGATACCCGGTAAGGGTTCTGGCATGTTAACCATAGCTGGTGGCGCTTTCATAGACTGTTCCACTTCGGCTTTGACTTCGGCTTTGACTTCGGCTTTGACCTCTTCTTTTAATTCAGCTTTAACTTCGGATTTAACCTTGTCGGTAACTTTACCTTCAATTTCAAACGCCTCTTTTTTGACATTCATCATCAACCAGCAAATCAGTAGAAAAACTAGAGAATGAAGTACGAGACCTTTTGTTGAAGGACAGCCGGTTGGTGTGGATACCCACGAACCAAATATTTTTCTAACAATACGAAACGTTTCTGGGTTAGCAATTACGAAAAATAATAATGCTGACATTAATGAAATAAGAAACTTCTTTTCTTGGACTTTACCTTTGCATCCACATCCACAATCGGAAAATATTAAACTTTTTTTTTGACCTGAGCAGTGACCCATAGTAATTTATTAATATACACTTAGAAAAAAACTAACTTAAAGTTAGAAGTTGTATGTAGTATATAATAAATACAATGTCTAATAATATTCAAGTTTCCAGCAATTTCGAACCGTCTACCGTTACTTTCAGTCAACTGAAGAAAAACAAAAATGGTGGTAAGTCTGTGATGTTAAGTCAAGACAATAAAAAGAAACTCTACTTACAACTTCCTTTTATGAGATCTCCTTTTGGTCTCAGTGCTTTTACTGACGAAGCTACAAATAAAACTTCATATTCTCTTGATTTATCTTTTGATACTGATAATGAAGACGCGATGATGCTCTCTTCTAAGTTTACGGAGTTGGATGAGATCATCCTTAAAACAGTGACTGAAAATTCAAAAGAATGGTTAGGTAAATCTTACGATATTAATGTTATCCGTGAAGCTTTATACAAACCACTCGTTCGTCAGGGAAAGGAAGGATATCCTAATACATTAAAATTAAAAGTTCAAACGAATCAATCGGGTGATTTTATTCCTGAGGCGTATAATTCTGATAGGGAATTAATACAAGTTGATCAAATCGAGAAGGGACAAAAGTGTATGTGTATCGCCGAAATCAACCAAATTTGGTTCATTGATAATAAATTCGGCGTAAGTGTTCGTCTTTCACAAGTTTTGTGTGGTGAATCCACCAAATTACCATCATTCGCCTTCCAGGGTTTGGATAAGGAACAGGATGATACATTTGATGATATCATGGATGATCTCATCGACGAATAAAATATCATTATATATTAGACCAATATGGAAAGAGAACGTCATTTAAAAAATTTAAAAATTTTATCCAATATCGCAAAAAATAAAAATAATACTACAACACGAAAAAATAATATAGGTAAAAATCTTATCAAAAGTATGCAGGGAATGGGTTGTCATCCAGAAAAATTTTTACATTTACCATCCAATAAACTTGTTTCGCTTTCTATAGAAGATTCTGTAAGTACGTCATTAGGTACTGCAAGAATTGGTCAAGGTACGTTTGGACAAGTTTATCTGGGATGTGTAGATAAAGAATGTAAAAAAAAAGTTGCTATAAAAGTTGTTCTTGATGAAGATATAACGCACGAATATAAAATAAGTAAGCGTTTACATCCATACGGTTGTATAAAACCATACGCTATAGAACGATGTGATAATTTAATGTTTATGTACACAGAATATGCAAATAACGGAACTCTAAAGTCGTTTTTGAAAAATAATAATAAAAAATTATTACCAATACATTTTAGAACCATAATAACTCAAATTTTACACAGTCTTTATAAAATACAAAATAAATATCCAACTTTTAGACATCACGATTTACATTGTGAAAACATATTAATAAATAATAAAAGTCCGTCACGAGTTAAACTATTAAAAGTGTATAACTCTACTTTAAAAGTTCATGATATAGGTATTCAGGCATTGATATCCGACTTTGGGTTTTCAACTATTAAAGGTATTAAAAATCAAGAAGTGGATACACTTTCCTATAAAAGTAGTTATGGTATATACAATGAATCTCACATAATGTACGATATTCAGTACTTTTTGAACTCAGTTAGACAGGAAATAAAGAATTTGGGTCTGAAAAGTGGAACAGAAGCACTTCAATTTATAGAAAGAGTTCTTCCGGCAGAATATTTAGGTAAAGAATCCAGTAAAATAAAAAATCACCGTCTTCGATCTTCACCTTTAGGGCACCCAAATTTACCATCTTTTAAACAGGTGTTCAATGATAGATTCTTTTCACCTTATAAAAAAGCGTCTATCCCTTTCGATATAAGTACTATAATAGGGAGACGAAAATCATCTAGTCCAAAATCTATAGTCGTTAAACATGGTGGTGGTAAAGTTAAAAAGACTATGGAACAGATTAAAAGGGAACTTGTGTCAAAGAATAATAAACCGGTTATCAGGAGACCAGTTATTCGTGCAACAATGCCACCTTCTAAACCCAGTGTTAAAATTTCTATGGCAAATAAGGGTTATGTAAGACTTGATGGACGTAAGTGTACTTCATATAAAAAATCAAACCTAAAAAAAATGGCAAATAAATTAGGCTTAAATACCGAAAATAAAACGATCGTTCAAATATGTAAAGATATTAAATTAAAATATATAAAATAAGTATATAAACATGTTTGCCGTATTAACTCTATTAGCTGTAAATATTTACATACTCACACATACAGGGAAAACAAAAATTGAACCAAAAGAACCCGTAAAGACGGGGGATAAGAAGGTTGAATGGACAGTCTACGGTGCAATGTGGTGCGGTTGGACAAAGAAACAATTGGCGTATTTAGAAAAGAAAGGTATACCTCACAAATTCATCGATTGCGAAAAAGGCAATTGCGATGGAATTGATGCATTCCCAGTTATGAGAAGTTCGAGTGGTGAAGAAGTCAAGGGTTATAAAGAAATTTAAATACCACGAGCAACCGCAATTGAAAGTGAAAGGATAAACGCGTCAAGGAACGTATCAATTGGTTTAAGTACAGTGATGTGCTTGACGAGTGATTTGTTCCACGCAAAGCGAAGTACAAATGTACTGATAAGGATAGCAAGGATGAAAAGGAGAATTTCCGTTATAACATCGTTCATTTTTTTGGCGTTGGCAAGATCTCTAAGCATTTTACTTATTAATAAGATTTTATTTTCTACCATGTTATTAATGAGGACCACAAAAGCAAAAAATAATAGTAAGACACTCCCCCTGAGTGGTTCCGAACCTACGTACACACAACGTCTGTGGGGGAGAACTGTTGGTATAGGAAATAACAATTGTTATGCATATGCCGTAGGTGATTATGAAAGTTTAAGAATGCAAAAAAGTATTCCAGGTGAAAGAGCGGGTATACGTAATTTGAATCATTCGTATACACACTGTAAAGGATTACCTCAGCGCGTTATTGCTGATAACCCAAAAAAAGTTTATAAAGTTGATGCTTCTACAAAGTGTAAACCGAATCACTTTAAAGTAATGATGTTTGTAGCTCCTGGTAATAAAAAAAATTATTTTAGGCAAGGTGATTTTCACTTTTATAAACAACACGGGGTTGTTAATTATAAAGTGAAAACGGGTAACACGTATGAAAGTATATCCAAATTTTTTGGTGTACCAATTAGTCGTATCAAAAAAGCTGGTAAATGCGTTCCAGGAAAACTCTTAAAGTTTAAAGCAAACGTTTTTAGTCACAAACGTGGTTGGGCAACTGCACCTTTACTAGTAGACGCTAAAGGTAAAGCTATAACCGATCCAAGAAAAGCGTCTAGAAATTACCCTGGGTTAGCATACAAGAAGTATTGTAGCTCATTCTGTGTTAAGGATAGAGGGATCAAAGTCGGTCATACTCATCCCAAAGTCATCAAGAACACTCGATAGGTCATCTTCGTGATCTATATTGAATATCAAATCAAGAGCATCGAGTACTACTTCATTTTCAAGACATACCGTATTTGAAGTAGCTTCGTAATCGTTGTGTACAGTGATCTGAACCCTAAAATTAGATCCATCAAACACTTTGCGACATACGGGACAAGTTACTTTTCCCTTTTTTTTCCAGTTTTCTATACAATGTGAATGAAAAACATGTCCACATCTAATAGATTTACTATTTCTTGTTTGTCGAACATCGTTCAAACATATGGCACATTGAGTCATTATCTAGAAGACTTAAAGAATTTATTAACCGTTTTATTACGTACTTTCTTCCGTATCATCCGACGAATCTGGTGTACTTTCTTCTGTATCACCAGTATCGTCGTCATCTGGTGAATCCGACCATCCACATACTTCCCATATTTTTTCTTTATTATGAACAGTATCATTTTGTTCAAAACGATCGTTTATTTCATCCCAGTGATATTTAGCTAGTTTTGGGTTTGCTCCTTCTATCGTTGGTCCACCTACCAAAGATGCTATAGTGTCACAACTCGTTTGTAAATCATAATCATCTGGGTATTCATCTTTTATCATTTTTCCAAATTCAGTAGCAACTTTTTGTAAATCAGGTTTAACTTCTTTTCTACACTCTGCACCTTCACGAAAGAATTTAACTATATATTTCCAATTATCCAATCCTTCATCTTTTAATATTTCTTCTACAGTCTTTTGACCCTTTATAGTCCAAAATTTAACTTCATCACCTGGAAATTCGGGTGAATCTTCGAACGACATGTACTCGTCGTATTCGGTAATCCAATCTCTGAGAGCATCACACTCTTTTTTAAAAGCTTTCTTCTTGACTCCTTCGAGTATAGGTTTAAGCGTATCCAATTTAAACTGTTTCAAAAAATACTGTTTTGTACCAGGTACCAATCCAAGTGGTACAGTCGCGACACCAGTTGCTGATGAAACAGAACACATGCTAGACACGCAACATAAAGCCAACGCTATTTCCATTTATATTAGACTTGTATTTTTTTATACAACTACGTCTGTGGTATCGGCTGCGTCTGTGGTATCGGCTGCGTCTGTAGTATCGGCTGCGTCTGTAGTATCGGCTACGGCTTCGGCTGCGGCTTCGGCTGCGGCTTCGGCTGCGGCTTTTGCTTCAGTGATTTGAGTCTCCAAGTCTGTTATAGTAGCAGTCAACGCCGTAATCTTCTCCGTGTCTGAAGATGCTTTTCCTTCTTCTGTTGCCAAATCAGCTTGCGCAGTTTCGAGTTCTGTTTCGAGAGCATTAATATCAATTATTTCCTCGGCATCATCTACGATCTCTTCAACGGATGCGTTTGTGCATGAAGTTTCAACTTCTTCATATCCAATGTATTCTTTTACATCAATAAATTCATCTTTATCTTTGTCCCATACAAATTCTGGTAAAGGTTTATCATCAGATACTGTTTTTTCTTTCATTGTTCTTAATTCATCACAATCTGTCTTTATATCAAAACCTTCAACGGCATTAAGGATTCTATCAGAAACTTCCTTAACTTCTTCGACCGTATCACGTCCTTCACAGATATTTGTTTTCGATTTAGATATTATATCAATAATTTTGCTTTCTTTATCCGTCATTTCACCCATATCGGCGTCTTCGTTTTCGGACAAGAATTTAGCTAAATCTTCACACGTGGAAGGTTTAGCGTCACTGTCTACAATGGCCTGTATTAATGCCTTTGTCTTTTTATTTAATGAGGGTGTTGTACCTGGTACATTACCACTTCCGTATGCTAAAACGAATGATGTTATAATTACACATAAACATAATACGAGAAGACCCGTCATTTTACCTTTGGAAAGAGCCATGTTATATTGTTTACGTATATAAAAAAAATGAAAATACGATTAATTAATTTAATAGATGTTTGGCATTTTGAGAAGTGCTTTGTCGCATGACCCACACTGATCTTTTTGTTGCGCCTGGGTTGGTTTCAAAAGTTCTGGACCTTTTTGTTGAAGGAGTTTTCTGAAAGAATAATTATCTTCGTAAGAAACACCATTTTCTTTCATGACGTAATTGTTATAGAGTTGAGATGAGCTATTGATTGTGAAGCATCTGCCATCGGCCATACCAAGTCGTTGGGACATTTTGTATATATTAGTATTACATTAGAAATTAATTTGTTTATTTATTGTTGTATATTTCCAAGAATTATACCCTTTTGATTTTAAAAATTTTAAACATTTGTCAATTTTATGTCCGTTAAAATCATCGAATAATTCTATTTTATCTCGTGGGCAGGGTGATACCCTGACGTTAGGTATATCGTTTATCGTATCATTTATAATACGATATGCATCCGCGATTTCCCTGAGAGTTTGTGCACCAGTGATTATAATTTTACCTGTACCGAAAATACTTGTCGTTATTTCTTTCATATCTTCAGCTGGTTTGAATTTGACTTTCACTGCCGAATATCTGTCGGGTTCAAATGAAACTTTAAATGTATCCTGGTATTTACTAAACTCTTTACAAACGAGTCGAAGATTAATGTTATAATTCAAACTGAAATTTGAATTAATCATTACCACTTTATACCCTTCCATTGGTGGAATGTAAGTTTTATCTTTAAAAATTGTTTCAAGATAACATCCAACGTGTTTTATTACGCGTCTACAATCAAAGAGATCGGAACACCCTGCGACCTGTACACTCCCGTTTGGGAAAATCTTTATCGATTTTGTACTATACAAGTCGTTATACGTTAACGTTACCTGATTATAAAATGTTGTCGCTTTAATTTTAGCGGCCCATGGAGACTTTATAAACTTAGAATCGGTACCGTTACCCTTTCTAGACAATTGAAATCTTTCATTCTCTGTATCCAAATTAAACTGTTTCTTCATTTCAGCCATATCGATAGGTTTTTGAAAATTAGAAATCATTGTTATAGTCGTAAGTTTTACCCAAGATGGTTTAAACTCATCGGGTATTCTTCTTCTATACTCATCTAACGTGAGTAGATAAGAATACGTTCTATTGAAATCACCTTTATAAGACGGCATTTACTCTTAAAAAAATGTTACTTAAAGTTAACTTAGGTTTACTTTAATATGCCTTGTTTTAAGTGTAAGAAAAAAGGGATTCCTATTGATTGTAAATATTGTGGTTTGGGGTTTTGTTCTAGATGTATAGTTCTAGAAATACACGAATGTAAAGGTATAAACTTAAAAAAGGAAGATGAAATAAAAGACCTTAATAAACGACTTGAGTTTAAACCAGATAAGAAATTTGGTATGGTTTAATAATTGTATATTAAAGACATTGCTTTATATTACTCTATACACATGACATCTTTCATAAAACGCGCACGTCAGTTTATAAACGTAGAGAATAACCAATGTGAAATCGAAATAAATTATGATAAATATATAGATGGGTTTGGATACGAAAAGTTTAAAGACAGTTTTGTAACATCTTTAATAAGTTCTTCAAACATTTATCATATAGAAGGTAACAAAAAATCAATACGATACGAACAGTTTCTAGATACAATGGTTATTAAAACGACTGAAACATTAAGACGAAGTGTTTTAGTCCAATTAGATAATGTAATGTGTTTGAATAGAAATATATATTCACTTATTCGTATTATGAACACTGTTAAAATAATTGATCCTACATTTATACCACCTATTATAAATGTAACGTGTTCGTGGCAAAAACGTATGGTAAGGGAGTTTTGTTTAACGACGTTACCTATTATAGTTAACGATGCGACTAATCAATATAAACTCCAACGCCTTTTTAGAGTACTGCAATTAATAGAAGAAGAAATGCGATAATAAGTAAGTTCATATACATTTTTGTATCATTAACAGTTTCAACGCTATTTTTAATTTCAATTTTTTCTTTGATAGTGAAACCTCTATCTATATTCCTCCCTGGTACGAGTGGTCTAGATAGTTTACATTCGTCTGACCTATAACCTGGTCTACCAACACCTTTAGACAATACATCACACGCGGGGCTAATATATTCTTCCTGCTCTTCCTGTACAGGCGCTACATATCTCTTGAAATCGAGTGTATGTTTACTCGTCCCAGGTGGAAAAAAATTATCAGGTGTGGTAAATGGATTTATATCATCCATATCATTTTTATCGTTGAGCATCAAGTGACTCATATTTACTACTATTGAAGAATATATTTATTTAAAATTTCTAAATGTTATATATAATGAAAACGTTTACTAAAATTATTATTATAGCTTTGATTGCCATACTTGCTTTCGCCTTATGGAAATATTATACGTCCAAAAATAATGTTACAGAATCCACGGTTACGAAATCTGTACCCGTAAATGAAACGCCTGATATAAAAACTCCCGTTATGAAACCAGATCCAATCGATACAGCTATAACGGGTGGTGAATGAAATTATAAACCAATTTTATCATTCTTACCAAACTTTTTACCGTAATTTGATGTACTTACTGGTAAATCGTTTGGTTTTGCATTACTTTCAGTGTCTCGTAAGTAACCCATGAGTTGAGAGACACCGGTTTGAACTTGGCTAGAAGCTGTTTTAATAACAATACTGTTCATGTATCGCACTTGTTCCTGTACATTTGCGTTATGATCACCAGAATTGTTAATGAAAACGACACGCATTATACTATATAAATCGTTCTGATTTTGTTTATCTATTGAGATACCAGTTCTATTTTTAAAATCCTGACGGATACCACGTTGAAGAAGATTCATGTTGAATTCAGAAAAGAATAATGTGTTCAATGGTGTTGGACATTGTTTCAGAGAATTTATGTGAAGAGCGTCACACATTTAATATACGCCTGGAAAAAAATTATTGGTAAATATAAATGTTAGTCGCCGCCGATTTTGATCAAGCATACAATACAAAAGCATGCAATTATGAACAGCCCCCATGTGAACCACCAACTTGCTTCGTGGGTTCATACGCACCAGTTGCCAAAGTTGGTGACCCAAATGGTAAATTTTATGTAAATTCCTCTTTACTCCAGCCCAATCGTTTAGCCGAAACTAAAGGACCAACAACTGTGAGAAGTGAAGATTTTAAGTGCATCACTAAAAAGTAATATAAAAAATTAGTTATTAATAGATTTAATAGATGAGAGTTATAAAACGATCCGGTCGTGTTGAAGACGTAAAGTTTAACAAGGTCACCAACAGGATTTCAAAGCTTACAAACAAACTTTCAGAAAATGTAGACGTAACAATGGTAGCACAACAGGTATTCTCGTCCATGTACGACGAAATCAAAACCCATGAAATTGATACACTTTCTTCTGAAGTGTGTATTGGTATGATTACAGTAGATCCAGACTATGAAATTTTAGCAACTCGTATTGTTGCCAGTAATATACAAAAACGTGCAGCAAATAATTTTAACATCGCCATGCGCAAACTCCATAAAGCAGGTATCATTACACACGAGGTTTTAGAAGTTTCTTCCAAAGTTAAGGAAAATATTTTACCAGACCGTGACTTCGATTTTGGGTATTTTGGTCTAAAAACTTTAGAAAAGGGATACCTTCAAAAAATTGATGGTGATATTATCGAAACGCCACAATACCTATACATGCGTGTAGCTATCGGTATCCATGGTCACGATATAGACCATGTTCTCGAAACGTATGATGCTTTATCACGTGGGTTATTCATTCACGCAACACCGACTTTGTTTAATGCAGGTACACACAGGCCGCAAATGTCGTCGTGTTTTCTAATTGCAAACAAAGAAGACAGTATCGACGGTATTTATGATACAGTGAAAGAGTGTGCGCGTATAAGTAAGTGGGCTGGTGGTATAGGGTTACATATACACGATGTTCGTTCAAACAAGTCGCATATCCGTGGTACGAACGGTACATCTGATGGTATTATCCCCATGTTACGTGTTTATAACACGACCGCGAGGTATGTCAATCAAGCGGGTAGACGAAAAGGGTCTATAGCAGTGTATCTCGAACCATGGCACGCCGATATTATGGATTTTCTCGAAATACGATTAAACCAAGGTGATGAGGAAGCCAGGTGTCGCGATCTCTTCTCGGCTATGTGGATACCCGATCTATTTATGAAACGAGTCGAGTCTAACGGTAATTGGTCCTTGTTTTGTCCAGATACTGCGAAAGGTTTATCGGATGTTTACGGTAAAGAATTTGAAGACCTGTATGAAAAGTACGAAAGTGAAGGGCTCGCAACAAAAACAATACCTGCGGTAGAAGTTTGGAAATCTATTATCAAATCACAAAGTGAAACGGGAACACCGTACATGCTTTACAAAGACGCGTGTAACGAAAAGTCAAACCATAAACATATTGGTACGATTAAATCTTCGAATCTGTGTACGGAAATTTTAGAGTATACCGATAATAAAGAAACGGCGGTATGTAATCTCGCATCTATTGCGTTACCAAAATACGTAGACGTAGAGACAATGGAGTTTAACCATGAAGAGTTACACCGCGTTACTAAAATGGTTACGCGAAACTTAAACAAGGTTATTGATAAAAACTTTTACCCTACTGAAAATGGAGAACGTTCAAATATGCGTCATCGTCCAATCGGTATTGGTGTTCAAGGCCTCGCCGACGTTTTTATAATGCTTAGAATGACGTTTGGGTCAGATGATTCTAAAAAACTGAACCGTGATATTTTTGAAACAATATACCACGCGTCTCTCGAATCATCGTGTGAGCTTGCTGAAATGTATGGGACATACGAAACGTTTAAGGGGTCACCGTTCAGTAAAGGTATTCTCCAATTCGATATGTGGGATCGCGAACCACAATTCAGTGGTCGATACGATTGGAATGCTATGCGTAAACTCGTTAAAAAAGGTACGAGAAACAGTCTCTTACTCGCACCTATGCCTACAGCCTCGACGTCCCAGATTTTAGGGAACAACGAGTGTTTCGAACCATATACAACAAATATTTATTTGAGAAGAACCCTTGCGGGTGAATTCGTCGTCGTAAACAAACATTTGGTGAACGATTTAAAGAAAATCGGGCTCTGGTCGAAAGAAATGAAAGATCTCATGGTTAAGGCAAACGGGTCCGTTCAAAACATTATTGATATCCCTGATGATCTCAAAGAACTATATAAGACGGTATGGGAAATGAGTCAGAAAACAATTATCGATATGGCGGCGGATAGAGGTGTATATATAGACCAAAGTCAAAGTATGAACTTATTCGTCGAGAGTCCGACGGTTTCAAAACTTTCGTCTATGCACATGTACGCGTGGAAACAGGGTTTGAAAACAGGTATGTATTACCTTAGAAGTAAAGCAAAATCGCGCCCGATCCAGTTTAGTTTAGAAGCGGAGTGTTCTATGTGTTCTGCCTAAATAATTTTTTATTCATCCTGTACCTCATCATCATATACGAAACATGTATCTCTATGATTTTGAGTCTTAACCAGTTCATTACTTTATGGTATATA